AATTATCTTCATTAGAAGATAAATTATCAGCATTAAAAATGTATTTTGATGACTAAAGAAGATATGCTAAAACAGCAAATAGCAGAACAAACTGCTTTAATCTATAAGTTGTATCAAAAAATAAAGGAATTACAAGATGAAGCTAGTACTAAACTGCGGAAATAAAAAAGTAGGGGTTGTTAGAAACCCTTTTCACAAAGCAATAGCAGATTACTATGCTAGTCTTAATTATATTGGCTTTGATAAATGGATTCATGAATCAATGCCTCCACAACAAGTTTCTCTATATAAAGATTGTGACTACATTATAAGATATGAAAGCTGGAAGCAAGACTTAGAGGAATTAAAACTACACCCAAAAGATACATCGGTTTTAGATGATGTGAAAGAAATAGACGGGTGGAGAAACTGGTACACATTACACACTCGTACTACTATAGGTTTACTGTATAAAGATGACATAACAACCTATGGTTATAGTTACTAAAAAATAGTTCTTGACTCACGGTCAAAAAGTGAGTATAATATATTATATATTTAGGAAATTATCAATGAGTGATAGATTTTATTTACAGATGAG